AGCGGTTCGGGCAGGATGCCCGCCTCCATCGGGTAAAAGCTGACGGAGGCCTGCAGGTAGCCGGAGCCGTTCTCCGCCTGCATACTCAGCACGTTATCGCCGGGCTGCAGCTCGGTGAGGGTGCTGTCCTCGTCCAGCTTTGCAAAGATATTCTCGGTCACGCCTGCCCGGGTCAGGGTGCAGGCCAGCCGGTCGGAGGTGCTGCGGTAGATCTCCAGCGTCTCATCCGGCTGCAGGGTAAGGTCAAAGCCGATGAAGGCCCCGGTCTGCAGGTCCACCACCTTGGGATGTGTCACCGGCATGTCGCACCGCAAGGTGGCCGTGAAGGGCACCGGCAGGCTGCCCTCGTTGCGCAGCACTGCCGCCGTGCCGTCCCGCTTGATGCCGTAGATGTGGCTGTCGTAGCACACCGGGAAGCGGAAGGCGGGCTCGTACCCGCCCAGCACGCTGCTGACGGCGTTCAGATCGTACCAATAGGGTTTCTCGCTGTAGAGCATCAGCTCACAGCGCGGGTCCGGCGTGTAGCTGGAAAAATAAGGCAGTTTTTGCAGCACGAAGCGGGTGAAATAGTGGTCGCCAAAATAGAGGGTGCCTTTGGTGAAGTAGGGCAGCTTTTTGGTAAAAGCTCTTGCACGGGTCAACGCATCCCTGCCCCAGAACACGACCGACAGGGTGCGGGACACGCCGGAGACGCTCTGCCCCTCCACGGTTGCCCCGACCTGATTGATGCCCTGCGCGGTCTGCAGGTCCACGTCGATGCCGTTCAGCGGGTCGAGAAAGTAAGGGGCGTCGTAGTCCCAGCCCAGATGCAGGACGGCACCGGCGTCTGTCACGATCTTGAGATGATCCTTAAAAAGCACGGAGTCCTCCTTTCATCGTTTGCGGGCCTTGACCTTGTCGGCCTCCCAGCGGGCTTCCCGCTGCTGTGCGGCGGCGGTATCGTGGCCATTGTAGAAGTTTTGGGTGATGTTGGTGTCGCCCTCCCGGTGGTAGCTACGGGCAGCAGACACCACCTGTGCGGTGCCGGAAGCGGCCACGGTGCTGCCCAGACGCATGTTGTCGGAAAGCACCAGAGCTCCCGCCTGCCGGATCATATCGGCAAGGGCAGAGTTGGTCTTTTCCAGCGCCTTGGTGTTGGCGTTGATGGCATCTTCCAGACTGCCGGTGCCGGTGGTGATATCCACGCTGCCCATGCTGCCAGAGCCAGACGAACCGCCGCCAGAGGAACCGCCGCCGTGGCTTACGTTCTTTTTAGAGCCGCCGAGCGATGCAACGATGGCCGCAATGGCAACGCCCAGCGCGACCGCTGCCGCTGCCACGATCAGGCCCATCGGGATGCCAAAAAAGGTAGCGCTCAGGGCGGCGGAGATCGCGGCCAGCAGGCCTTCAAAGGCTGCACCGACCGCGCCGATCAGGGAAGCGACGCCCGCAAAAATGGCGGGGAAGCTGGACAGCAGACCGCCGCTCAGGCCCTGACTGATGGCGAGGGCCGCAGCGCTCAGCGGCCCCTGCAGGCCCTGAAAGACCGACACGAGGGTGGAGCCGAGGCCCTGCGCCTGCTGCCAGACCTCAGAGAAGTCGCCGGTCAGACCGTTCACGATCTGCCCGCCCAGATCAATTGCACCCTGTACCAGCTGGTCGCGGGCCCCGCCCAGCGCCTTATTGAGCTTGCCCACGATGCCGAGGGCGAAGGACTGCACCTGCTGCTTCTGGTCGGCGGTCAGGCCGCTGTAGATGGTGCTTGCGACCCACTTGCCGATGCTCAGCCAGTCCTGATTCTTGACGGCGGTGTACAGGTCATCGAAGGTGCCCAGCACGCCGGTGTCTGCCTCGGTCTGCAGCTCCTTCCACAGGCCGTCGAAGGTGTCCGCGCTGGATTTTTTGATCTGCTCGGCCACCTGCACGGTGCCGTCAGCGGCGAGGGTCTTGACCCGCTCGATGGTCACGAGGGCACCGTCCACCACGTCGTCGTAGGTCTCGGTGATGACCTGCTTCTGGGTCTGGGTGCCGTCGGTCAGGGTCTCGGTGACGGTCTGGGTGGTGGTCTTGACCCCGTCTGCCAGCGTCTCGAAGGTGGAGGTGACCGTCTTGGCGGTCTCCCGCACCGTCTCCATGGTCTGCTTGACGGTCTTGGTGCCGTCCGCAGCAACCTCTGTGATGGTTTTAACGTCCTTCAGCACGCCGTCCACCATCTGCCGTGAAGTCTCGGTGATGGTCTGTTTCTGCTGCTGTTTGCCGTTGGAAAGGGTCTCGTTGACCGTCTCCACCGTGCGGGTGATGCCGTCTTTCACGGTAGTGGTCGTGTCGGAGATGGACTTGACTACGGACGCGGTGACGGCTTTGGTGCTGGCGCTGGCCTTTTTTCCGGAGGTGCTGACGGCAGATGCGGCTTTGCCTGCGGACTGGGAGATGGTCTCGGCGGAGGCCTTGGCGGCAGCGGCTTCTTCCTGCGCCTGCTTCACACGCTCGGCATGGAGCTTTTGGCGGCGGGCACGGTCAGCATCGGTGACGGTGCTGGACTTAGCGGGCGTTTGGCTGGCCTTGTAGTCGTCGTAGCTGTCGAACCCGGTATAGCCGTCTTTGCCGAGGAAGCTGTTCAGTTTGTAGCTCAGCTTATCCAGCCAGCCGATCGCCGCACCGATGGCGCTTTGGGCGATATTGGCGACGAACTGAAATGCCCCACTCACGAAGCTGCGGAAGGTTTCGCTGGTCTTATAGGCCGTCACGAGGCCCACCGCCAGCGCAGCCACCGCAGAAACGACGATCCCGACCGTGTTTGCTTTCATCACGGCATTGAGTGCCGCTTGAGCAACAGCCAGCCCCTTTGCCCCGGCTTCGGCGGCTTTGTGGGCAGCGGTCATGGCCGTGGTCGCGGCTGTGTGGATCACCTCAACGGCAGTGGTGGCGGCGAGATATCCCTTGTAGGTCAGAAACGCCGTTCCGGCAGCGGCAACAACAGCCGTCGCAATGCCGATGGTCTCCTTGAGCTGGGCCATCTTCTCGTCGCTGTCGAGGAAGGAGACCACCACCTCGTTCAGCTTGACCACCAGCTCCCCCAGAGCCGCAAACAGGCCGCTGGTCAGCTCACCGGTCAGGGCGCTGACATTATCCTTCAGGGTGGACATGCGCCCGCTGAAGGTCTGGCTGGCTTCCAGCATACCGTTGTAGAACTGTCCGCCCTGACTGGTGGCGGCTTCCACCGCTGCTTCCAGCTCGCTGAAGCTGACCTTGCCGTCCGAAATGCGCTTGTACAGGTCGGACATGCTCTCGCCGGTGGCGTCACAGATCTGGTTCAGCGGGTTGAAGCCCGCATCGATCATCATGTTGACGTTTTCCAGCGTGACCTTCTGAGCCGAGGACATCTTGCCGTAGGCGCGGGTCAGGGTCTGCAGCTTTTCGGCGTTGCCCAGCGAGATATCGCCCAGCCGCTGCAGCACGCCGGTGGTGTCGTCTGCCGCAATGCCGAACTGCAAAAGGGTCTGGGTGCCGCTGGTCAGGTCATCCAGCGAGAAAGGCGTGGACGCCGCCATTTTGCGGATCTCGGAAAGCTTTGTGGCGGCGGCCTCCTCGCTGCCCAGCATGACCTTGAAGTTGGTCAGGTAGCTTTCCATGGTGGCGTTGTAGTCCACGCCGCTCTTGACCACCTCGGCCAGCTTGGACGAAGCCTGTTTTGCAAAGTCCGCGATCATCTGCCCGGCGGCTACCGTCCACTTGCTGGTGCTTTTTTCGGCCGGGTCGCTGTTCAGCCTTACTTCGCCGGTGATGCTGAAATCTGCCACTGTGTCCACCTCTCATTCGGAGCGCGGGCACAAGGGCACAGGCTTAAAGTTTTATCTCGATTTCCCGCTTACAGGCAGGATTTTTGCATTTGACCCACACACCGGCAGCTGTGGCGTGCGGCTCTGCCCACACCGGCAGCGCCCGGCCGCAGTAGGGGCAGGGCACCGGGGCGCGGCTAATGCCGGAACCGTGCGAGGAACGCGGCATCGTGCTCTTCGACCGAAACGACACGGGCGGCACCCCCTCTCAGCTCAGCAGGCAGGGCAAAGCGCTCCTGCAGGTCGGCATAGTGGGCACGCATACTGCCCTCATACTCGGACAGGTCCATGGTGCGCCAGCTCATGATTTTGGCCATGAGGGTATCCTCCGGCAGGGCCGCAAACAGCGCCCGGAACCGGAACCAGTGCACCTTTTCGCGGGTCAGGTCGATGCCGTAGGCCTGCTGGAACGCCGCCACAATGTAACCGGCATCACACTGGTAGTCGAAGGCAGGCGGGCTTGCGGGGGCGCTGTCGGGCTGATCGGATGTGCCTGCTGCGGCCTGCTCTCCGGCACGGTAAAAATCCACCATGCAGCCGTAGGCATCGGGGAGCTGTTCCGGCGGCACAGGCTTATGATAGAACCGCTCCATGATCGCAAGGGCTTCTTCCGGGTGTTCGCCGTCCAGCCTGCCGTGGGCGTAGGCGTTGGAGAGCCGCACCATGTGCCGGAAATCCGGGTCGATTCGCCTGCCTTGCCAGCTATCCGGCAGATGTGCCGTCAGCAGATCAGCCATTTTCCAGCGCTGCCAGTTCAGCCAGCAACTGCTTGCGCCGGGCAGCCTTGTCTACCCGTTCCACCATCTGAGCGGCAGGCGGTGCGGGATAGCTCACGGGCGGCTTGTGCCTGTTCTTTTTGGCCTGTGCCCGGCGCTGCTCCCGGTTCATGGGCTGGGCAGGCTTTGCGGCATAGCGCTGCTTCTCGGCGGCAAAGGCATTGCCCAGTTCCTCGATCACGTCATAGATGGGGGCCATGTAGTTTTCGTTAAGCCCCAGACGGTCGGACGCGCCTGCACCGAGGATCTCGTCGATGCAGTCCATGGCAATGCGTGCCTGTGCACGTGCATGGTCGCCCAGACGGACGCCGCCGTGCCGGAAATGCTCCGACTCCTCGGCGCTCCGGTTCTGCATCTGCTCGTTGGCGTCCTCAAAGCGGTCAAGGTCGTTGGCGTTCATCAGGGAAAACTCAAATTCCTGTCCACAAATAAGCATTGTATTGCTCCTTTCATTGAGCCGTGCCCCGGTGCTGCCCCGGGGAGAACTGCTTTCACGGCATAAAATATCCCCGTTCCGGTGTGGAGCGGGGACTGTGTTTGAAAAAAATCAGCCCTTGACGGCCTTTGCAGGCGCAGCGGACTGGGTGGCGGGGTTGTAGTCAAACTCGTCCGGCGTGCCGATGGCCTTCACGTCGCAGGCAAAGGTGGCCTTGGAACCGGCTGCACCGCCCACGTCGCTGGTGACGATGATTGCAGCACTGCCTTTCTCGCCCTTGCCGGTGCGCAGGCTGAAATAGATGTACGGCACAATGATATCGCTGCCGGTACCGTACACGATCTTGTGGCTCAGCACAAAATCCTGAAAAGCATCGCCCACGCAGCGGTCGCCGTTGACGGCAAGGGTGCGCTGGGTGCCGGTTTTTTCGGTAACGTTGCCGGTACGGATGTACTGGGCATCCTCGGTGGTGGCGTTCAGGGAGCCGGAATGCTCCTTCACATGGTCGGCGCAGACGATCCACTGGCTTTCCTTGGTCTGGGTGCTCTCGATCTGGAACGCCAGCACAAAATCGTTCGCCGTCTCAATGCCGGTATACGACGCGCTGGGCGTGATGCCGGACTTGGTAATGGCTTCGGATACGGTCATATCAAAACTCCTTTCATTTTGGCATGTAGTAGGTCAGGCGCATTTGCAGCTGCATCTTACAGCTGCCCGCGCTGTTTGTGACGATGTAGCCGCTGTTTGTCACGGCAATGCCGGTGGGCATCTTGCCCCCGCCGCAGGCCGAGAGGTCGGGCAGGTTGTGCCGGGCATCCTGCCGCATGACCCACTCGGTGAGCTGCTCGAAAAAGCCGCTGTTCTGGATGCTGACGGCATCCACCTCACTGTACTCCCGGCGGCTGAGGAAGAGGTAATTCTTCGCCATTTCCCAGCCGGAGATGTACTCGGTGATGATGGGATCACCGGGGCTGTCCTCGATGGAAAAGGCGGTGGATTCTTCTTCCAGCCCCGCAATGCGGAAGGCTGCACCGGTGGCTTCCTGCTCGTCGGCGATTAGCGGGCAGGTCTTGAGCCATGCCCGCAGGGCGGCAATGGTGGGCTTTACGGTTTCGCTCATTTGTTCCCTCCCAGAAACTGCTTTGCGGCATCATGGGCGAACTTTTCCAGCTCGTCCTTGTGGTCAGCAATGGCGTTTTGTCCCCAGTAGGAACCGCGGTGACGTTCCGTTTCGCCCTTCGCGCCGTGCAGGTCGGTGCCCCGTTCATGCAGATAATACTGCCTGCGGGCATAGGGCGTATTGTACACCAGCAGACCTTCCTTAAAGTCGGATGCCTGATTCACGCTGTTCTTCAGCGTGCCGGTTTCCAGCGGCACATATTTGTCCACAACATCGGCCACTTTCTGCGAGAACGCAAACTGCAGCCTTGCGAACCGCACGTCCATGTCGGCCTGAAAGCCGGGCCGGAACGTGATCTTGAAATCAAAAACCGGTGCGCTCATGCGATCAGCTCCCTTCCACGTGCCAGTGGGGCAGCAGCGGCTCCCGGTTATCCGAGACAGCCGCCGCCGTACAGCACAGGTGCGTTTTTTCGAGTTTGGCGTACTCGGCTTCGGTCAAGGCAGGCACCGCGCCCTGAATGAGCTTCCAGCCGCGTTTCAGGGTCCAGTGCTTGGCCTTTTCCGCCGCAGACAGCGCCGCCCACTGGGCGTAGGGCAGATAGCCTGCCGTGCACACGCTGGCCGGGATGCGGATGTGGGTGGTGCGCTCCGGGTCTTTGGCGGTGCCATTGCCAGAGGTGGAGCGGCATTCCCGCCAGCTGCACCCGGGTAACACCCAGCACACCGGCCTGTCCGTCTCGGTGGTCACATCGCGGATGAGGTTCACCACAGTAACGGCTGTCTGCATCACAAAATCCCCCTGTACAGCAGATCGTGCGGGTCACTGCCCAGCGCGGTGCGGATGATCTCATAGGCTTCCAGCCGGGCGGCGGCGGTCACACTGGCATTGCTGCCAAAGGTGACGCTGTAGCCGTCGTTGGAGACGCTGGCAGCACCCGGCACAGCACCCGCCGCAGATGCAGCGGCCAGCAGGCCGACGATCTGGGTGCAGGCGTCCGCCAATGCTTCTCGGCAGCCCTCGCACCCGGCGGCGTGGCTCTCGGCCCGGCCAAAGGTGGCGGCGTCGATCATGCGGGAAGCCCGGCTGCACAGCACACCGAAGGCGGCTTCCGGCACCGTGCCGCCTGCCGCCGTGTACTGGTCATAGGTGCAGTAGAGCATGGGGCAGACCTCCTCAGGCGTGGCTCTTGACGAGGACAGTCTGGGCCTTGGTGACCTTGTGGGCGTAGATCTTGCGGCCCTGCACAGCACAGGCACCGATAAAGGTGCCGCTGCCCTTCAGATCGTTCACGGCTACCGGCTCGCTCCACTCCTCGATGCGGGTGAACCAGTTGGGGTGGCCCGCGATAAAGTCCACCTTCTCGCCGAGGGTGGTATCCTCAAAGACGGTAAAGCCTGCCACGCGGCCCACCGCGCCGGTCTGCACCACGGCGTCGCCCAGAGCAGACGCCTTGATGAACTCCGGGCTCTTCAGCAGCAGGGCATAGGTCTCAGGGGAGACCAGCAGCCAACGGCCATCCGTGGGCACATGGGTCTCGGACAGCTTGGTGCGGGCGTCCACGATGGTGTCATAGATGTTGGCCTTGGTCAGGGCAGCAGTGCTGTCCATGGCGGTGCCACCGGTTACCAGCTCGGCAGAAGCGTCGGTCTCCATCTGCAGGGCCAGCGAGTAACCGGCGCTGTCCAGACGGTCGGCCACCAGATGGCCGGGCACGCTCTCGGCGTCAAAGCCGTCGATCAGCTCGTTCACAGCCTTGTCCTTGTCGATGTTCACGGTCAGGAAGCTGGTGTCGCCGTGGGTCATGGCGGTGCCGGTCTTCTTGTTGTAGTCGGCCACCGTCACCTCGGTGTCGCGGACAGGCACCTTGACAGCACCGGCCTTGGGGCTGCCTTCGTAACGGTTGTTGCAGATGACGCCGACGCGCTTCACGATGGTGGCGCGCAGCTTTGCATCTACCAGCTCAGAATAACGCTCTCTTGCAATATGGGGCATGAAAAATCATCCTTTCCTTAAATTTTGATGTTGGGGTTCATGGCTTTGAAGGACGCTTCCACCGGGTCCACATCGTCCTCGCCGTGCATCGGGTCGCCGTGCTCAGCACCGGTGGAGTAGGTGCCCGCGTTCTTCTTTTCTCCGTCCTGCACATCGCCAAAGGCCCACGGACTCGCTTTGGCGGCATCGTCCAGCGCCTTGGCAATGTCGGTGCTGCGGTCGGCAGAGCCCTTCAGGGTGTCCAGATCCAGCAAAGCACGCACCGCCTTGACGCTGCGGCCCTTCTTGCTCATGATGGCGGCATTCAGGGCGTTATCGAAGGCAAAGCCCTCGGCCTGCGCCTTCATGTCGGCCTTCAGCTTGGTGACCTGCTCCTGCAGGCCTGCCACGTCCACGCCGTCAAAGGCTTTCAGGCCGTCCTGTGCGGTCTTGAGCTGGGCGTTTGCGTTGTCCAGCTGGGTCTGCAGGGCGGTGGCGGCAGACTTCTCCCGGTTGATGTCTGCGCCGTTCTCCTGCATGATCCAGTTCAGCTGTTCATCGGTGATGCCGGGGATCTTGTTCTTCACATCTTCACGCTTCATGGTGGAAACTCCTTTCGTGTGTGAGACCTCAGTTTTTTACACTGTTCTCTGTCAGTGATCCGGTCTTGGGCGGGGTACGCGCCGCCCGCCGCATGGCACCGTTTGCAGGGCTCGAACCTGCTGCTTCCGGTTTTGGAGACCGGCGCTCTGCCAACATGAGCTAAAACGGCATGAAAAAAGCACTGGGCAAATTTTGCACAGTGCTTGAAAATGGGCAAAAGAAAACCACGGTGCGTGTGCATCGTGGTTAAAAGGCCTATTAACAGGAACGGGGAACGGCATCTGAACCGTTCCCCATCGATTGGCATTTGGCAGGCGTACCATCCTCCTGCATCTCTCAGGGCACAGCCCTTGTCATTACCAGCGGCGTGTGGTCGGTACGAAATCTACCACCTCAAATGCCTTTCTTATCCTATGCTTATTATAGCATTTTTATTTTGCCTTGTAAAGAATTTCTTTGTTGTGGATAAGTCGTTCCCATTCTTTTTGGCGGATCTTCAAAAAAGTGATAATGGAATTTTTGTAATGTGCGGGATCCTGCGATGCTGCAAGCCGAAGTGCAACGCGGAAGTGCTCGCCGGTTTCACCAACGGTAATTTCTTTCAAAAGCATACCGGTTTGCGGGCGGGGGTCTCGGATGATGTAATCAGGATTTTGGACAATTTCAGCCAGATAGGCACTGAACCGTTCATAATCATCAGGGTGGCGCTCTTGGATGTGTTGAATGCGCTCATCGGTAATAATGACCTCATCGGTTCGGATATCTTCCGTTATGACTTTATATAGCTCTTTGTCCAGCTTACATACGAAATTCACGTCCGGGTTCACACCAATCTTATTTGATGCGTCCAGTATAGCACTTGCGGCCTGATTTGTATAGGTTTTCCGCGCCTTTGCGCTCGCCCTGCTGGCTTCGCTCCTGCCGAACTTCGGCACGCTGGTGCGGGCGCTGTCCACACGGCCACCGGTGGCCTGTGCAAACTCTGCAAGGCTCTGGCGGGCCGCTCTCAGGCGAACAGCGGCGTCGGTGGGGTCTAGCCCGGCGGCGTCCTCGGCCAGATACCGCTTTTTCCAGCGGCGGACGTTCCGCTCCCGGGCACGCTGCATCTGGGATATCTCGTAGGTGGTGTACTTTTTGCCGTTCCACTCGATGTCCCGGGCGTTCAGCTCCTGCAGCTGCTCCTGCGTCCATTGGGGCGGAGCACCCAGCTCTGGAAAAATTGCAAAATGTGTATGAGAACAATTCCAGCCGTAAATACCATCGCCGGAACCATAGTGTGTTGCTTCATAAAAATCAGGGTAATACTTACCCTTGTAAGTGACTGCACCGCCCCGATGAAACTGCCGTCCCTGCCATTCTGCATGAGAAGGACGTGCACCGCCATGGGCACTTGTCTCCACAAACTCGCAGCCCATTTCGTCCATGCGGGCTTCCTGAAGCTTGCCGCAAGTCTGGTTCACACCGGTGAGCACGGCACGGCGGGCGGCCACCTCGATGCTGTCCTTGTGGCCGCTGGGGTATGTGACCATGGGCATGTCGTCTGCAAGGCTGTCCACGGCCTGCTTGACGGCGGCTTTGTAGTCAAAGGCACCGGTGCTCACCTTGAGCCATGCGGCGTCCAGCGTGCGCTCAAAGGCTCCCGTGACGGTGTTTGCCGTGGTGGCGGTGAGGTTCTGCCACGTGCCGCAGGTCTGGCGGGCACCGGCATCCAGCAGGTTGTTCAGGGCTGCGCTTTCTTCAAAGGGCTGCGGCTCTTTGCCGTAGTGGTAATAGATGGCGTCCTCCCGCTCCATGGCTTCGGTGGCGGCCTGCAAAAGCAGCCTGCGGATGGCGGCTTCGCTCTTGCCGGTGTACTTCGCCAGCAGCTTCACCACGTCGTTGCGCAGCGCCTCGGTCTGCTGGTAGCGCCACAGCTGCCAGTTGGCGGTGGGGGTCACGGCGTCCATCTTGCTGATGCGCCGGGCCACGTCCTGCAGGATCTGCTCTTCGACCTGCTGCCAGAGCTGCACAAAGGCGTCCGGCATCCGGTCGAGATAAGACGGCGGCAACATCAGGCACCCCCGAAGGTGAGGGCTTCGTCAGTGTGGCTGTCCGCTTTGGCTTCCTCGGCCCATGCGTGGGCTTCCTTTTCGCTCAGGCCGTACCGGGCGGCGAGGTAGCGGCAGCGGGGCACAAGGCCCGCAATGGCGTCCTCCCGCAGCTGGTTTGTGCGTTCCTGCTCACTGACGATGTAACTGTCGTCCCAGTTGACGGAAATGCTGGTCTCCGGGTCTACCGGTGCGCCCAGCAGATTCTTTGCCGCCCACAGGATGGCCCGCAGAATGCCGATCAGCGCCGTTTCAATGGGGATCTGGTTCTTGTTGGCACTCTGCACAAGGTCCTGCCGGCTGCCGGTGTACTCGGTGGCGGTGGCCACCTTGCCCAGCTCAAAGCTGTACCGGTGACAGCCCAGACCGCACTTGAAGCTGAACAGATCCAGCATATCCTGCACGGCCCGGTGGTTGTCCTCGGTGCGCAGATCCGGGTTGTACTCGTGCCACTCCGGCGCGGCATCCAGACTAGCTTCCTTGCCGGGCAGCGAGAAGAACTGCTGTGCGCTCATGTCGTCGGGCGGGATGTAATGCGGCTGGCCATCGGCACCGATCACCACCTTGCACAGACTGCGGTCGTAGAAGATCTTCTTGCCGCCAAGGTAAAGGTCCTGCCGGTAATTGTCAAAGGCAAGGTCTACGCCCTGCGCGGCGTCCAGAGCTTCCGCGAACACGGCCATGCCCAGACCCGTACCGCCGTCGATGTTCTTCTCGGCGGCAGGGGAAAACAGGCTGAACCACGGCGGGGAGCCCTCCGGCTGCAATTCAGTCACCGTACCTACAGGCGCTTTGCGCGGCGTGAACACCGGTGCACCGTTCTGACCCTGACCGATCTCAAACCATTCGTTGGTGATGGTGTACCCGCCGTCCCTGACCGTGTGGGTCTGCAGATAGGCGCAGGGCCTGCCGTCTATCAGACATTCCGATACAAATGCGGCTTCGGTCACGACGCCGCGCTCCACGCTGATGGGCAGGATGCAGGATGCCGGGTCGTAGTCCAGTACGATGCGGGCATCCGGGTCTGCTTCCAGCTGGCCGTCTGTGCCCTTGATGCCCTCCACGCTCAGCACGAAAGCGCCGGTGCCGGACCAGTAGGCTTTCTCCACCAGCTTGTTGGCGTTCTCCCAGAAATGCAGTTGCCGCAAAAGACCGCCGGTCTGCTGTTCATCGCTGCCCAGCAGGTAGGCGGCAGTGGCTGCGTCGCCGATCTGGAAGGTGGTCTTGTCGTTGAGCAGCAGATTTGCCCAGTCCTCGCACACGCGCTTGGGCATCCGCAGGGACGCCCGGCGGCGCTTGTGTTCGCCGTCCTCCCGCGTGATCTTGATATTATGCACGCTGGGTACATAGCCCTGCCACCACTGCCGCCATTTTTCAATTTTGGCATAATAGGAGGCGTCGATCTGCAGGCGCTTGGTTTTGTTCAGGTATTCAATAAAAGCGGCAACGTTCATCTTGCAGTCAGTCTCCTGTAATCGCGTTCGATGGTGTACTCGAAGGCATCGAGGGTGTCAATGTCGGTGGTGCCGTCGTCCAGACGTTCATCCACGCCGGGGTGCTTCTGGCTCCACAGGGCGCTGGCAAGGGCGTCCCGCAGGGTGGCAGCTTCCGGCATATACCAAAAGCGCCCGCCGCCCATCAGGATGGACGTCAGGCGGATGCGGTCGATGATCTGGATCTTGGCGGAGTTGTTGACCCGGTCGGCCAGCCAGCTCAGGCGGGAGGCACGCAGCCGGGTGCGGATGTGGTTGATGAGGGTCTGCTCGGCGCTGTCGCAGAAAAGATAGTGGATCTCGCCGTACCGCGCAAACACGGCGGTGCAGAAATCGATCAGCTGCGCGGCAAGGTAGTCAGCGTCCTGATCCTTCGGGTCGATGCAGGCGGATGCCAGACCCACGACCCCCGCGTAGTAGGGCAGGATGCCGGTGGCCACGAATGCGTGCCGGGAGCCATTGCCGCCAAAGTCCACCCCGATGTGGATGCGCCACGGGCGGCAGGGGTTGGCTGCGGGCCAGAGGAAACGCCCATCCCCGGCGGCAATGCTGTCCGCAAAGGGCCGGTAGATGATGCCGCCCGCTGCGGCCCACTGGCCGAGGATGAAGCGGTTATAGTAGACCGTGCCCGCGTACTCCTTTTTCAGCTGAGCCACGAACTCCGGCGGCAGAGTGGGGTTGTCGTCGATGGTGTAGGCCTGACAGTAGATGTCCGCGTCGCTGTCCAGAAACTGCTTGAACCAGTGCTGAGGATTATCCGGGTTGCAGGTGCCGTCAAAATGGCTGTGCGGACAGGACAGACGGCTTTTCAGCATCTGAAATACACCTTCGTCCCATGTGGTGATCTCGTCCCCATAGGCGTACTCAAAGGCCGCGCCCTGAATGCGGGCAATGTGCTTTTTGTTGTCGGCACCCAGCACGTACACCTTGCGGCCGAACAGCTGCACGATGTTGCCGGACGCCGAGGTGCGCACCACGCCCACAAGCTCCGGACCCCAGAGGGCCCGCATGGGCTCCAGCACGTTGCGTTCCAGCGTGCCGAGGGTGTTGCCCAGCATGACGCAAAGGCCCTCGTCCCGGGCCGCGCAGATGCGCTTGGGGATGGTAACAGCGCAGTCCAGATAGGTCTTGCCGGAGCGGGTAGCCCCGGTCTTGACGTTCCAGCGGTGGGAGCAATTGCGAAGGAACTCCTGCTGAAACTCAGTCAATGGCACTGTCTACACCTCCCAGCAGCTTGCGGGCAGCTTCCAGTGCATCCGCCGCCGGGTCCTCCTGCACGGTCTCCTCGCCCAGCATCTTCAGCAGCACCCCGGCGGCACGGGCATCACCGCGCTTGGCGGCTTCAGTAATGCCCATGACCACCGACATCTGATTGTCGATGTCCTCATTGTCCACCTCATCCCGCAGCAGGGCATTCACCCGGCGGCGGTCGGTCTCCGGCAGGCTGAGATAGTAGTCCGCCGCTTCCTTCATGCTGCGCTTGCGGCGGCGGGCCGCACCGGAAGCAATGCCGCCCTTCTGGGCGATCTGTCTCTGTTCGCTCTCCGTTCGTTCGTTGAACGGGATGAGATTTTCTTCGTTGGCCACGTCACCACCTCTCTTGCCGTAAAATCAAAAAGCCGCCCGGATGGACGGCGTGGGAATATCAAAAAAGCCAGCACGTTTCCATGCTGGCGGTTGACGCACAGCCTGCCGGGAAACTTCACAAACCGGCTTGCGGATTCTGTGGCCTCCGTGGTATGCAGAGCCTGCTCGGGCTGGTAAGGAGGTCAACCACCACTCTGCATACAGCCACGAGCGGGCATGTCTGCCCATGCGTCAGGCGTTTGCCGTGACGGGGCACGGCGTTGTGGTGCCGCCCTTGGAATCGAACCAGCCGTGTCTACACACACGCGCCGCGCTCCAAACTGCGCTCAGGCGGCATAATAGAAGCAGTCCGCGAAGTGTCAGTGAGAAGCAGCTATCCCGTCGAGTAAGGAAGTAATCGATGACGCCTGTGGAGGATGCACTTCGGAGACTGCGTAAACAGAAACTCGCAAGGCCAGTTAATGTCTTGCGAGTTTCTATAATAATATTATATTTTAGAATAAAGGATTTTTAATGCAAAAATTTGACTTCCTTTACGCTGTTTGATAATAAAATGCCCTCCGATGGACTTTTTTGAGCAGAAAATTCACTGTGAAGAGTATTGTTAAGCACACCCATATGCAGGCTGTTAGAAATCGGACGAGACGTATCGACTATTTGAAGAATTTTATATAAGTCATCTACTTGCTTATTCAAATCGGTGCTCATGGACAAAACCTCCTAATATACAAACTCGACTTTTATGCTCTAGAATGGTTGATTACAGCCTTTCCATTTTGACATTCGATAATTTTAATTGAATCGGAATTGGAAAGTGACAACAAGTAGGCGTGATGAACACTCAATATCTTGTCCTGTAAACGATTGTCTTTCTCCATTTCTTCGATTTTCAGACCGATATCACGACAAAAATCGATATTAAAATGTCGGCCATGCGTTTTAGAACGGTCATGCTCATTCAACTGCTGAACAATGTTTTCAACGATAGCCTTTTCTTCAGGGATAGAACTATTGTACATACAGCTTCCAAGCCAAACTGTTATCAGATTACTAGAAAGTTCAATTGCGTCTAACGCTGTTTTCATGAAAGCTGCAGGGTACTGTTGCAATTTGATAGCCCAATATTGAGCGTTTTCAGGGTGAACAGCCAAATCCGCCTTAGCTTCTTCAAATTCGGCTTTAATATTATATGCAGGAATTCCATTGAATTGCGGATCTATAGGACCGAGACTAGATTGCTTTCCCATGATAATTACTTTTGCTGCGCAAGCAATCATAGTACCAGCAGACATAGAGATTTGTGGGACGATAACTCGGATATCATTATGAAATTTACTGCGCAAATAACTTACAATAGCCTCTGCTGCTGCCGGAGAGCCACCAGGGGTATGCAAAATTAAATCGAGGCCCTTTGAACAGTCCATACCTTTCAATGCGTTCATAAAACCAGTCATATCGGAATCATTGATATCAGTTCCAGCAACAGAACGTGTTAGAAAAGCAGAATAGTATGCGATGGTATTGCGGCCGGTATAGTTTGAAAGCGCCTTTAAATATTTGCGACGAACAATATCGGTTTGAGAAGGCGTATCTCCTAATTCTCGTAAAATATCATCCCAGCCAGCCATAATGAACATCCTTTCAGCAAATTATTTGAATTCATAATACCATCTGTTGAAGGATACTTCAATACATGAAAAAAATTCATCTCACATAAGTCCGAAATTGTGAGCGGTCAATCGTATGAAATCTCCATGCCATTGAACGACTGTACGCTCACTGTAACCCAACTTTAGCGCGGCTCCTGCAACTGTATATTTTTTATCCCAGAAAACCATTTTTATCATCTGCAACCGATCTTTTCCATTGTCCAACCATCGAGTTGCTTCAAGAGCTTTTTGAACGGCTTCCATCTCATGTCGGCTGATTGGAGGCAATTCGCGCATAGCTGCATTTGCCACAGGATCGGAGTGTTTACCAGTTCCATGAGGAAGTCCACTCAAGTCAGGGGATATGCTGATATCATGTAACGCTTTTTCCTCTGCACAAAGGCTCGGATAACGCCGAATCATTCCTTTGACATAGGCCCACCAATCATAACGAGGACGACTCATTCGTTTTATCTCCTTCCAATTTTTTCAACAGCCCATCCACATTATACCGCCAGTGGACCCGCAGCAGGTGCTGCTCCACCTCAATGCCGTTGAGGGCAGCCCACTGCCGCGGTAGTTTATCACCACATGGGCCGTCTGGCCCTTGTAGGAAGCCGCAGCGGCCATGTCGGTGATATGTTTGAGCTTATGATATTTCTGCTTGTCCCGGTCAAAGCTGCCAAAGATTTTTGTCAGCGGGATGCTGGGCGTTTCGATGGTCTTGAGTTCAAAATAGTGGTGCATGGGGTAACGGTAGACATCGAAGTCACAGATGTTGTCCACTGAGAAGCTCAAGTTTTCGTTGCCGCCGTAGTAGGTAGCGGCGCTGTCCTTCAGCCGATAGCACCAGGCATCCGGCGGCATGGACTTCTTCCAGTCCGCTTCAAACTGTTTTCCGGTATTCAAACGGTTCTCCTTTCTGCGCAGCTGACAGAGGGCGGCACCCGCCGTCGGGTCCGGGTAGTATTCAGGGTTCCGATACATCGGGCGCATCCTCCTTTGCTGCTTCTTTTTTTATCAGCGGCCTGCGCCGCGTGGCATTCTTCAGCCAGTCATTCCCGCTGGGTTCGGTTCGGTCTACACGTTTACTCCGTCCGGCACCGATGGGATTGGTCAGGCGGTATTCCTCGGCAGACCTGCACCCTTGCGCTTCGGCTTCGGCCAGCGCCTTGCGGACATAGGCCCAGCTGTGCCCGCCCAGATCAGAACACTTCAGGATCACGGCAGATACCAGTTCTGAACCCAGCCGTTCCGCATAGGCCATCAGCTCAGCTTTACTGGTGGCGCTCAGCTTGCAGATACAGGATTCAAATTCATCCACTGCGGGATGGGTCGTCGTCCTCGTCCCGGCAGTCTCGCGCGCACGCGCAGACGACGATTGTTTTAATGGTTTCTTTGTTATATTTGTTAAGTTGTTGTCGGCAGCCTGTCGGTTGCCTGTCGCCTGACTGTCACTTTGCCTGTCAGTTCCAACGAGCGAATTGTAATTATTAATTGAAACAACGCTGTATTTTGACCCTGTTCTGACTGTCACATAGCCTGTCGCCTGCAAGTGTTCCAAAGCAGTCCGAACATTCCGAATTGACAGATTCAGCTGTTTTGCAAGCTGAGATTGGCTTGTAACCAGTTCTCCGGGGTGGATGGTGATACCCTGCCACTGCTTTTCCTGCCAGTTGGCTGTGAGCAGCAGATGGAAGAAAAGGCGGGCGGTGTTGGGTTCTGTGTACCACTCCCAGTCGATCAGACCGCGGGGAAATGCCACGAAGCCGCGTGTTGTGTCGATGCCCACAGCCCGACCTCCTTTCGTGAAAAATGCCCGTATAGCCGGATAGCACAGCTTGCAAGGTCAGAACGGCTGGCCGTCGGCATCGTCATTGATGGGATCATACTCGGCAGATGGTGCCGGTTCGGGTGCAGCAGTGCTGCGCGGTGCGTAATCCGCAAGAGCTTCACCGGGGTACATCTGCGCGCCCTGAAGGTCTGCCGGGACTGCTTCAGGCTCTGCAGGTTCTGGCGGAGGGCCGGGCTGTGCCATCAGGTCAATCATCTGCTGCAGCCAGCGGAACGTTACAAGCCCGCCGGGCTGAACATCATCCGCGTCCACGTCGTAATAGACTTTGCCGTTATACTCCCGCTCTTTCAGCTTTTGAGCAAAAACCGTGACCTGATCGCCTTTCTGCAGCATGCCGTCCCACTGATCGATGCCATGCCAGAGGTTCACGCCCACAAAAAAGCTCTGCCATTTTCCGGATTCATCCTGTGTGCGGCTGGCTTTCAAGTCAAATTTCAGCACGCGCTTTTGTCCTGCATCCCGAAGTACCGGGTCTTTGGCGATTTCACCGTGCAGCATGATGCCGTTCTTGGTCTGGACGATCATGCATCATCACCACCAAACGGATCATCGGCGCTTTCCTCTGCAGAGGGTGCATCCGGGGCAGGGATCAGGGTGCCTGCCGTCTTGCGGTGACGGTGGGAGCCTGCAAATGGATCCAGCACTGGCAGATCCTCAGCTACTTCGCGGGCGGTGCTTTCGGCATCTACATGGACAGAGACCTCACTTTCATCGTACAGAGCGCCAAAAGTAGACGGGAAAGCCTCACGCAGGGCGTGCACCAGCGCCACCTTGCGGATCATGGTAGCCTTTTTACTGCTCCAGAGGGATTTGCCGGTATCGTACTCGCTGAGCTTGACTTCCTCATAGCTGGCGCGGGTGCGATCCTTGCGGTAGACCTTCGCCCAGCCACCCAGAAGGGTCTCGCCGCCGTCTCCATCATAGACAATAGATCCCTCACGGTTCAGCAGCTGGCCATCTGCGGTCAGCACGATCACACCGGCTTCAAAACCATCATAAGCAGGGTGACGCTCAGCCATCTGCATATAGCAGTTCTTGCCCAGCACGATGGTGCTTGCGGTATCCTCGTTCTTGTTGTCGTAGTGAATCAGATAGGCTTCCTTGGTGAAAGGGTTCAGGTGATACTGCTTGCAGGTCTCCAAAAAAATCTTGCATTCGGCGTCAGTAGCCTTGGGGCAAATGAAATTGCGCACGTCTCCAAAGCTCACGGTGAAGTGCTGACCATCGGCACCGGTGATCTCCACAGGCACGGACGGAGACGCGGCCTGCATAGCGGCGCTGCCTGCACGGTTGGCATTCTGAATGGAACGGTTTGCCGAAGCCTGTGCGTTGGAAACGGACGAAGTAGGCGCGGGTGCGCCGGAACGAGTGAGTGCCATAAGTAAATACCTCCAAAATTATTTGATAGAACCATAGAGGAAACCGCGCTCTGCGGCTCCCTGCTTGAACCATGCGATATCCTCGCGGGTGAACTCCACCCAGAAACGATACTGCTTGCGGGCAGGGGGTTCCGGCTGTGCAGGTGCTGCAAAGCGCTGCAGAACTTCACAGTCCAGCCGACCGGAAGCGGTGATAAAGGCGTTGTTCTGGGCGCTCTGTTCAGCTTCCACCTTGAGCTGACGCTCTTCCTCGGTGGGAGGGATGATTGCCGGCGCGGCTGCGCGGGCACGTTCTGCGGCCTGCCTTTCTGCTTCTGCCCGGCGCAGCTTTTCCCGGTTGTCCTGCAGGCGCAGGTGTTCGGCAAGCGCGGCGTTCAGATCCAGCACACGAAGATATCCCAGCTTGCAGGCTTCAGCATCTTCGCCGCAGGTGTCCTGAATGATTTTCAACTCTTTCCGCCGGGTTTCAACATCCCGGCGCAGCTCCCGGCTGGCCTTTGCCAGATCGTAAGTTTTGTTCAGCCACTGGGGCACAAGCAGGCGGTCGAAGGGAATAAGATCCAGCAACTCTCCGATGCAGTCGGCATAGACAGCCCGCAGCGCGTCCTGCTTATCCTGCCGCTCGGCTTCCTCCACAGCCTTGACCTGAGCATCGATTGCGCCGGATACAGCCTTACACTGGCCCTGCATCTGCTTGGCACTCTGTAAGAACTCTTCCAACGGCTTCATGTAAAAAGCCTTGGCGCTGCGGGCGGCATCGCTGAGCTGTTTGTCCAGCTTGTTTACAGCGGCGCGGTCGGCCTTGGCATCCTTGATGGTCTCCGGGGTGTAGACGCGGCCGGTGTAGGCGGCCAGCATTTCGGTCAGATTCTGCTGCACCTCGGCTTCGTTCCACCGGATCGCAGGGAGTTCCGGGTGCTCCACCCGGACGGTCAATTCATTCGTCATTTTCGGGGTCCTCCTGTTCTGCTTCCTGTTCGCGTGGCAAAAAGTAATAGTTGTCGGGCGGCTCCAGCGGCGGGCCGTAGCCGTCCAGTGCAAGATCATACATCGGGTTCATCAGCTGCACCTCCGTCATAATCTGCGGGCTGACGGCAGAGCAGGGAAGCTTCTTCCATGATGCTGTTCAGTGCGCCGCACAGGGTCTGGAAGGTGCTCTCCAGATCTTCACCGGTCAGGCGGGAATAGCTGCCTTTGCAGGTGTCCCATGCCGAACGGAACAGGCTGGCGCAGTAGTTGGCGGTCTCAAAATCGGCCTGTGTATTGTCATTGGCGCGGGCTTGGAGTGTGGCCAGCTGTTTGCGCAGGGCAGTGTTATCCTTGGCAAGTTCAGAATTCCGGGCATCTGCAAGGCCCCAGGCCTTTTCTGCTGCCAGACGGTCCAGTTCTTCCTCATCCCACTGGTGAGCCAGAGCTTTGGCCCGCCGGTCTACCTCTTCCTCATCCACCACGGCAGCGATGGGCTGCTTTTTCAGGGCCGCATTTTCTTCTTGCAGCTTATCCGCCCGGAGCTTTGCCGCTTCGGCCACCTGCCGGGAGCCGGAAAGCTGATTCTCAGCATCCTTGGCCCGGGCTTCGGCCTTGCTCTGCATCTTCCATGCTTCCTCTTCGCGGGCCTCGGCAGAGTCGGCGCGCTCTTTCAGCTGGGCGTTCTGCTCTTTCAGGCCGCTGATGTCGGCAAGAGCGGATTCGTAGCGGCTTTCTGCTTCTTCCCGCTTTTCCGTGTCCTTATGGGTCTGGGCTTCGGCGCTTTTCACCAGCTCCTTGAAATAGGCATTTTCCTTGCGGGCGTTCTGAGCGGACTTCTCGGCGGCATCGGCACGGTCTTTCTCCGCTTTGAGCTGGGCCATAAGCTCCTGATACTCTTTGTAAGTAGTGATGTCACCGGTAAAAACGGCTTGCTTGACCACCTCCGGGGTGCTGGGCTTGGCAGCGGCATACAGCAGTTTCAGGGGCTGTACGTCCAGAATGGACCTGCCTTCCAGCTGGATGTTGCCGAACTGTTCGGCAACCCTCACCATGTTTTCACCGGTGTCCCGGCTGATGCCGACGGCGGCACACCACTTGCCCCAACTGCCCTGATAGTGGTTTGCGGTCAGGTCGTGGGCGTGCTTTGCGGCCATAATGCGGGCCATGTTACCGGTGATGAAGGTCTGCGCGTCCTGCAACAGCAGGGCGTTTGTCTGGTCGTCTGCGCCAAAATCAAATGTTACAGCTTCGGTAGCAGTCATAGACTGGACAGCAGGGGCCACAGAAGAACTGTCCGCATTCGCGGCAGGGGCCGATGAGTTCTTCGTAGGGGATGCTACGGGGGTCGATGCCTGACATTCGGATTCCTCTTCCACCGGTTCAATGGGCGCGTTCCTGCAGGGCTTTGCGTTTTCCAACGCATCCAGCATTGCGCTATCAATTTCGTACTCGTCCAGCGGGGCGAACTCCGCGCCGTTGGTCAGGAATGCCTGTGGAGTCAGATTCTTGTCTGCCGCTCTGGCCCGCTCGAATTTCTGCGTCATGAGGTGGCTTTCTTTCCAAATGCTGCCGTCCCAGCGCCAGAACCGGCCACGGTAATAGGCATAAACCGTCTCGTTGGAAAGCTTGGAGCTGATGGTGTAGTCCGTCATACCCGCACCTCCGTGTCCTTGAGGCGATCCAGCATCTCGGCCTGCACATCCTTGCTCATGGGCTGGATGTTGTTGCCCTTCCAGCCGTAGCAGAGGATGGGTCCGTAAAGCTGACGGCCCCGGTACGTCCGGTTCAGCAGGCTGGCGGGCTGGATGGGGCCATCGTACCGGCCCACGAACA